ATTGCCGCTGCCGGAACAAGGGAAGAAAATTGTCTTGCCGTTGATAAGCGACATCAACCTGATACCAACCACACCGTTCACAGTGACAAGCTTGTTCGTGCCAGTCACCTCATCACCGTTCGCATCAACAAACTTCGTGTAAGCAGAATTGAAAAGCTCTGCATGGTTTGCGTTCGTAGGCATGCGCCACGGGCCTCCAAGGTTGGTACGTGCGGCATCATAGCCGAGCCCTGCATCACCAGTGAGTGCAGCGCCTGGCGTGTTGGCATAAGGGCCTTCATTGTCACTGCCCCAGTTGTAGTCAAAGGCAGAGTTGCTGATGGGGTTCTTTCCTTCAGTGTTGCCCCAGCTGAAGAAAGAACACTCGTACTGGTAAGGTGACTCGGCGAAACCATTCTGGCGTGTCACGTCGATGTTTCGCGTCGCCCACAGGATTCCGCTGGGTAATCCGAGGTCTACCAGCAATTGCTCGGAAGACTTCGCCACCCCAAAGAGGTTGCGAAGGACGGAGAAGTCCATCTTCTTTGCATTGCCGTTCGACTTGTTTCTAACGATCAGTTCGCAGTTCGCGCTCGTCTCGTTGTTCAATGCCGAGAATATGGCATCAATGGTGGTCTGTTCCATAATTCTTTTGTTTTGCGCCCACTTTTTCGGCGGGCAAAGTTACTGATTATTTTCTGTATCTCTGATTCTTTTTCCTGACAATTGTCAAAAATCCCGATAATATCATTGCCATGCCGTATCAATACCTTCAGTCTGGTAAGTTGTCGGAGCATTTGCTTCAGCAAGCCACACATATCCATAGCTGTGGAAGTCCGGGCTGGTCTCGTTCTTGGAGAAGACCGCCGACACACATTCTATATGGAAGATGTGCGGAATGATATGGGTGCTTCTTCTGTAGTCATAGAGGTTCGCCACATAATTGCTGACGGGTACATAGAAGTACCGTTGTCCATTCGCGACAAACTTCAGCTGAGTCCCCACATTGTTGGTGGGGTAAGGCTGGAAGTGGAAGGCTCCATCGATGGTGGTACCGTAATTGTCGAGACTGTCATCAATCTTGATGGTGATACGTCTTCCCGTCAGCTGCCGCATCTCGTCTGCAGACATCTGATGTGCGACACCTGTCACGTACTTCGTCCATCCTCTCGTATAGTTTCCGCTGTCCACGTAATATGGCAGCTTGTAAGACACACCATACGCTGGGAGTGACTTGATCCAGATATAGTCACCGCACCGAAGGATGTCGATGTAATACGTCGTCACATTATTGGAGGTCCTGGAGATGATGAGATCCGAGTTGACGTTGTTCGCTGGGTCTATCACCGTGATGAGGTTGTTCAGGCATCCTTCAATCGTCACTTCCTTGAAGTAGCAGTACTTCGCCCACAGATAGTCGAAGTCGCCCTGCTTTGCCGAGATCATCGCAGCAAGCACCGTCTTGAAGTACGTCTTCGGGTTCGTCTCCACCGCCTTCCACTTAGTGGCTCCCTGCGTGGTGTTCGGCTTGTAGGTGGCTCCAGTCACGCTGCCACCGCCCTTCCGTTCATAAGCCTGTTCGCTGTTGTCAGGGAGTAGCAGCACCACGTTGTCGCAGACCTCGTCATTGTCCAAGTACGTGTCGTTCTGGTTCCAGTACCCACGGAAGCGGTCACGTTTGCCAGACAAGACAACAGGTATGGTGATTTGCGTGACGGATTGGCTGTTCTCGACATAGTCCACCCTGAATCTCACACACTGGTTATTGCCGGCAGACGAAAGGAAAGTGATTTGTCCGTTTGTACTGGTGCTCACAGAGGAATTGACCACCGTTCCGTCAGCCTTGTAGCCACGCACGACTAGATTTCCGCTGCTTTGGGCTACGGGGAGTCCATCACCCTCTGTCTTGTACAGTCGAACGGTACAAGACAGTTCCAGTGTCCTCGCCGCATCGATATTGAACGACGAAATCGAAGGAACCAAGGAATAGACGACGGCATCATCGCCATCCACAACAGGCACGATGTCAAGAACTCCAGTGATCGTCATACCTACACAGCGTTAAGTGTTGCCTGGCACTTCAGTCTGAGTCCACCTTGTGCGTATGACGTCGCGAAATCGACGACATATACTTTGTGGCCAGCGGAGTCAGTGGTTATCTTCGCGCTCTCCGTGGTGTATTCAGAGCCGTCCTTTTTCAAGACTTTGGCAGAACTCCAGGAGTAGTTGCTTGTTCTGTCCACCTCTCCGGTTCGGTTCGTCACCTTGGCGATGGTTCTGAGATATTCACCGTTCTTGATGCTTCCGTCGCGTTTGGCTACAGCTGTCGTGCTTTGAGCCGTTGCAACCGTGAAGCATTCAAAGGACACGATGTCAGGATCGCCCAAGTCCTTCACCGTTTCGCTGACTGAAGCAGCGACGCTGTTGGTCGTGTTCAGAAGTTCGCACACGATGATGCCCATGCCTCCCACGTTGGCAGGAAGGAGTGTCAGTGAAACGACGCTTGAAGGCACGTTTGCATCTCCAGATCTGAAATAGGTCGCATCGATGCCGATGGAGTTGGAGAGGCGAACCTTGTAGCCCTTCGCGTTGATGGCAGAGAAGCCGACCACGTATTCGCTGTTGATGACAGCAGCCACGTTGACGGAAATTTCATCATTGGTACCAGAATCGTTGTCGAACGAAGTCTTGCTCAGGATGAGGTCAACCTTGTTGCCGGTACCGCCGACCAGTTCACTCACACGGATGGTTCTCGAGACATCCACCTTGAAGTCATCGAGACCGTCCACCTTGCCGATGAAGCGGATCACGTCATCATCGCCAGAGCTCAGCGAGGTGGGGATGTTGCCGATGAAAGTCACTTTCGGGTGAGCCGTGTCGGTGTAGTCAAGTTCCATCAGAGGCGTGGTGCCGTCTGCTGACATGAAATTACTGCGGTACTTGCCGCTCTGACCAGACACGGCTGACCAGATGATGGCCGTATTGTTGTAGTACCACTGCTGGTTGGCTGTAGCCGCCTGGCCTGCAGACGTGACGATGCCAGCCACAAAACCATATTCGACTGTGCTTCCCTCAAGACCGTCATAGCAACGGGGCTGCACCACTGGCCTCAATGCTGACTGTGTCTTCCAGTCGGGGAAATAGGTGTTTCCGCTGTACGACTGAGAGAGGGCGCCAGTGACATCCATCGTCGGGAAAGCCTGACTGCCGTCGGCAACAGGGATGATGTCGAAGACACCTGTTAACAATGTACTCATTCTTCGTCCTCCTTATTGTTGGTTTGTACTTCTTCTTCGTTCTCAGAGCCACCATCTGACTCACCTTCAGATTCGTCCTCAGACTCGCCTTCGGGAGCCTCTTCGGAAGGCTGCTCTCCCTCTGGTCCTGGTTCTGACTCTTCTGGAGCAGGTTCAGACTCGGACTCTGCTGGAGCCGATTCTTCAGCAGGCTCTGGGTCTGGTTCCTCAGGAGCCGCTTCTGCAGGTTCTGCAGCAGGTTCCTCTCCACCGCCCTCATTCTGTCCGGCTTCGCCAACAGAAACTTCCTCCTGCCCTGCAGCAGTTCCATTGCCATCGCCAAGACCGTTTCTCTCCATTTCTTCCTGTTCGGCAATCATAATGTCAGCCTCATGGCCACCTATGACCTCAATACCTGTGACTCCCTTCAGGTATCGGATTTGTGCCAGCTGCAAGAGGGCTTTGCCTTGCACGACCCTTGCGTAAGGGAAGATGTCCTTCACTTCCTCGAATGGCACTAAAAGATACATCACTTCTTTCATATTGATATCAGTTTTAGATTTGTATATAGTCCTGTCCGGTCACGACCTTGCCGCTGCCGTCAACGAGATACTTGTTGTTGAACATGATAGCCTTCCAGCACTTCATGAAGTAAACCTTTGGCATCAATGTGGTCACGTTGTTGTGCGTGGCTCTGAAGTCCGTTCGAGCCTTTCCTGCGATGCTCCTTCCCCTGCTGACGTAAGAGCTGCTGTTGTTGTTCCTCAGGTACCAGTCAATCCTGAAGTGCTCATCCACGGCAGCGTTGGCGATATCGCCGTTCTTGTCCCTGAGCAGGATGCTTCGCTGGATGTCCTCGTTGTCAATCAGCTTGATTCCCACGTCACCGATCACAAATCCCTCCACATCCTTTCTGCAGACACGCTTGTAGTCGAAGTAGATTCTCTCTGCGCCATGCAGGAAATCCGGCTCGGTTGGTCTCGTGTCGCCGATAGGTGAAGCGCTGACCATCAGCCTGAGCTGGTCGAAGTGGTCGAGTTCCACCTGTATGACGTTCGGGAGTTCGTGCGTGGTGTTGTCCAGGAACGGTGTGCGGAGCCACAGCTGGTCATCGTCGGTGATGGGAATGTACTGGCCATTGACAAAGTGGTACCAGAAATAGACGGCATCCGCATCGGCAACCTCCACGTTGTCCGCATACAGCTGCACAGCCAGCGTGAGCAGTCTTTTGCCGTTCGTCTTCTGCACATCCCTCGGGTCGAAGGAGCCATTCGCCACCACACCGTCATCTACGCGCAAAGTGTATTGCGTGGTCGTTGCCGTCTTGGTCTGGAGGTCAACGGTGTTTTCCCATGCCTTCAGCAGTCCGTCGAGAGGGTCAACCACGTTTGCCGTGATGATGATGGCGGAGACTTCTGCAGGAGGCACGTTCATGAGGAACACCACCGCGCCACGTGGAGCCGTGACACCCTGCTGCGTGGTGCCGTCACTGATGAAGTACTTGGTGGGTTCGCTGCCGTCTATGTTCACGTCAACCCATGCGCCGTTCACCATCTTTCTGTAGATGGCTGTGACGCTGTTCAGGTTGCACTGTCCGCTGTACTCCCCGTTAGGGTCATTCACGCTGACCCACGGCATGATGACAAGCGGAACGACAGCACGGCTCGGGTCGTACTGCATGGACTGTGTGTCATACGTCTGATGCGGACTTCCCTGCAAAAACACATAACCGGTCGCATAGCTTAACGGGTCATGCTGGATTACGATGTCACTTCCTTGTATTTTCATGTCCTATATGAAATTGAATGTTCTTGATACAGTCTTGTTTTCTCCATTCGCCATCGGCACAAGCACCTCGACCTTGAAGGTCGCCCTCCTGTACGTCTTGATGTTCGCTCCGAAATCCGTGCGGTGGTTTGACGGATCGTGGCGAAGCAGGAGCCTCGTTCCCGTCAGATCCTGATAGCACTGCTGCACCCCGACATCGTTCCATGTCGTGTCTGCAGCCCCGTTGTCCGTAGTCCTCTCCCACGTGACGCTGTGGTAGTTCTGAGCCAGCACCTTCTCTGTCACGTCGTAGCCGTTGAACAGGATGCGGAAGTATATCTCCATCTCAAAGGTCTCCTGACGGGTGTTCGGTACCGGAGCCTCCGTCTTGTGCAGCTCGATGTCCCATGCGTTGTTGCCACCCATCATCACCCAGTGCGAGGAATACCATGTCGGTTCCTGAGTGGTTCCCGTGTGGTTGCATCCCCAGATGGCTCCGAGCCATGTCACCGTGTCGGTCAGATACGCCGTCTCGATGTATTCGTCATTCACTCTCTGCCTGGTCTTGTCAACCTTGTAGTAATCGGTGGCGCTCTGAGCGGTGGCAAGGCTCCACTCCCCACGGTAGTTCTGTTGGCTCACCACACGTCCCATCCAGTCGATGTGGACGAAGTTCTCGGCAAAGAGGAATCGGGTGTACACGCCGACATGCTCATGAGGCTCACCAAGGTTACGGTAGTGGAACCAGTTGTTCAGCACCTCGATGTCAGGCAGGCGTCCGACAGTTGTCTGGTAGTTCTCATCATCCACAACAGGCGTGTAGAGGTAGTCCAAGAACTCCAGTCTTCCCTCCGTGTTGCTGATGTGCCACACCCTCGCGCGCTCCGCCTTGCTGGGATCGAGCCTTGCCGATGGGTTGCCACGTCTGACTACGTTGAAGCCAGCCTCTGGAGGGAAGTTAGTCGTGCCAATCTCGACGCCCAGCTGTGCATCATCGTACAGCGTGACATCAACGCAGAAATACTCCTGGTCTATGGCATTGACCAGCATCCAAGACGGATGCACATAGAAAGAAGCGTCCGTAGGCTTGTGTGATCTGAGGTTGTTGGCCACGCTCCACAGGATATCACCTTCCCACAGCGTGATGACGCTCGTTTCGCTGTCTTTTTTCAGAAAAAGCCTGTACGAATGTGTGTCCTCGTTGATGATAGCCACCCGTTCTATAGAGCCAACATCAGAGAAGTAGTAGTCGCCCTCCATGGCGTGAAGCTGATTGATGATGAGATCCATCACCGTCATGCCTCCCCTCACCTCCAGGTTCGTTGTCTGGAACCTGTCCTTATTCGTCAGGAAGGTGCCGTGTCCGTTCACCATCGAATCGAGGCTTCCATAAGTGCTGAAGATCTTTCTTTCAACCACCTCTTCGATGAGACTTGCAAGTCCGAGAAGGATGGAACGACCAGCCTGCAGGTGACCCTTCACCTCCGCATCGCCCTGCACGACGGCATCATCGCCGACTTCAAGGGAGCCTCTGATCAGGGCTTCCGCCATTGTGAGCTTATAGATGGTCTCGTCATCCACATCCTTGCAGAGGAAGTACTGGCGCAATTCGTCCAAGTCAATGGCAGCAAGAGAACGGACAATATCATAGAACAGGCTTCCCACACGTGTTGCGGTGTTGGCCTTATGCATGATTTCGTCACGTATGACGATCGCTCGATGCAGCAACGCTTCTCTTTCTGCGGTTGATAGTACAGCCATTATTCTTCCTCCTCTTCCTCAAATGCTTTATTGCAGTCCAGTTCCAAGAACAGTGCAGTATTCTTCAGAATCACCACATACCCATACAGTGCTGCAGCTTCGAGGAACACCCTTTCCATTTCCACATCCACCACGCTAAACCGGTTCATCAGTTTCACCGTCTTTCTGTCACGGATCATGCGTCGGAGGAAATCCTTCGCCACCTCCTTCATCCGCTTAAAGGTGCCACGTATTTCAGTGGCATCTCCAGTATCCCTCACATGGTCAAGAAACAGGATATTGTAGATGTCCGTGTCATAGGGTTGTGAGTCGCTGCCTGAGAAGACCGTGCCAGCTTCGTCCAGCACCACACACGGGTAATGCATCCGCATATGAGAAAAGGCGTTCTGCGCATCCTCATGGAGGTCGCTGTAGTGGCATTCCTGAGCACTGTGCTTGATGGACTTGTGTTGGGACGCCAGCTGCTCGATGTAATCGCTGAATGTCATCTTCTTGGATTTTTTTGTTCTTGAATCTTATGGTTTATCACCCGAAGCACATCCATGCAATGCAGGTGCTTGTAGGTTTCTATGCGTGTCAGGTCATCAGCAACGAGGGTGTCGAAAATCTCCAGCCACGTGTTGGTCACCTTCACCTTCCCGCCCGTTCCGCTGTCAGCATCCCCACCCTTCGGGAACAGATATTGATAGGCGTTAGAGAGCCATTCCTTGATGATTGACCATTGCACCAGGATTGACTTCAGTTCTATCTCGCTGCACTGCTCCCAGTAGTCTAGCCTCTCATCCATCACCAATGAAAAGAAATCCTCATCTTCCTTCAGATAGCAGCAGCTGCACATCGATAGGAGGAACTTTCTTTCCTTGGTTTGCTGGTACCAGGTATAGAAGGTGTCAATCATCATGAACTGCTGGAAAGACATACCTGCCAGACTCGCCTCTGGAGCCTTCAGCATGACAGTTGTCCCCTTGGAGTTCACGAGCTTCACTTGGTGGATGATGAAAGTCTGCAGACGGGCAGGTTTCCGTGTGTAAGAAAGCAAGCTGTTCAGAACATAGAAGTAGTACAGATCCATATCGGCCACCATGTCAGCACTGATGCCAAAGTACTTGGCATAGAATTCGCCTTCCTCCAGCAGATTGAAAGTCCTTCCGACGATGGCAAGGAACTGCCCTTCAGACAATTCTTCCCACGACTCAGGCACAAAGCTACGCACCTTTTTCTTACCGATAGCAAATGCAATCTCTCTCATAGCCACACTGTTCTTTTGCCGTCGTTATCTCTCTTGAAAACATCCTCAGGACGTCCCGTAAACATATCGGGGATATGGGCACTGACGAAGTTGTTCAGAGCCTGCTTCTGAGCCTCTGCGTCCCTGTCAAAGATGGCAGCGTGTCCGATAGCCTCGCCCATGGGGAGAGGATTTTTCACTTCGTTGCCTTCACGTCCAGCCACTACCGCCTCGAAATACAGTCCTCTGTCAGTCAGGGAACCCGTCTGACGTATCAGTTCAGCCACAGCCTTGTTCACGATGACACGTCCCACACGGATGCGGAGTTCCTTGATGGTGGTATCGCCGATTATTCGAGTATCATCCCCCACATGCTCCATGAAGTCATCATAGAGTCTCTGCCCAAGGAGAGAAGGAAGGAACGTCTGCTCCAGCTTCTTCAGGATAGGCTGCAGACGCAAGAAGATGATAGCCGAATTGTTGATGAACACCACTTCGTCCACCTCCTTGGTAGAGCGGACAACCCTTGTAGAGATAGCCACCTTAGCAGGAGCCTCTGCCCAACCGGGGAAACTCGACGCATTGGCATCGAAGAGGGAGATGAGTCTGTCAAGTCCATTGAATCCCTTGTTTCGATAGGAAGCCTTCAGCGTATCCTCCTGGTGCTTGTAGAGAGACTTGAAGTTTTCCGACTCCTGACGCTGATGCCCTTGGTCGGTCAGTCGGATGTTCAGCTCGTCGAAGCAGTACCACAAAGCCAGATTGATGAGTGCATCCTGAGCGAAGCGGAGAGCCTTCTTTTCCAAATCAGAAGGATTCTCCGAACCATAGATGCTAGTCAGCTGGTCGCACAGCGTAGAGCCAAGCACTGGCTCCAAGAAGAAAGCCCATGCTTGGAAGAGTGGGCCTTCCATCGTCTCGTATGAGAGTCCTGAAGAGGCGTGAACGAAGTTAGCCACGCCATCGGAACTTTTCCATTTCTCCTTTGAAAAAATCATATCAGCTCAGTGTTTTTTGAGTGCCAGCACCCTTATCGAGGGTAGTGAGCACGGTGTTACGGAATCTCAGATCCACATCGTTGATGCCATTCGAGCGGAGCATCAGCTGGACAGGGTCGAGCAGGTTCTGACGGTCAATCCATGCGTTAGCGATATTGACCAGGAAAGCCTCACGGATGTTCGAGCCACCTTGGTTGCCAGCGTAAGTACCGCCAGGCATACCTGCACCCAGCACATTCGGGTTCACCATCAGGGCGAAGAGGATCTCCGAGTTAGCAGCTGCTGACGTCACGAGATTGTCGCCGCCCTTATACTTGTTATCCAGAGCAGTGATCTTCCATTCCTCTTCAATCTTGCCGTTCGCCTCGTTGATGGCATAGTTTGTGAAAAGAGGCTTCTCTGCATTCTCCACGCCACAAAGATTCAGCTCTATTTTGTCCATATCCTTCTGGATGTCCATCTTTCGAGCCGCCACGTCAGAGTAGGAAGATTCGGGGTATTTCTTATCCCAGTAGGAATAAGGAATCTGCACATGCCATTTCCAAGTGATCTGATTCTTGTAGGCACGTTTCAGGAAGGTAGGCACGAGGTGTGCCACATCCACCCATCCGAGGCGATAAGCAGGGAGCCATACAGGTTCACCATAGATATCATTGTTGGACCAGGAATCACGGAGGGCATAGACGAAAGGCTTCTTGAACTTGCCCGCCGTCTTCAGCCATTCAGCATGAAGTTCAGGTGAGTAGTCCATCAGCACATCCAGCACCCTCATGTCGCTTGGGTGTCGGTGTGGCTCGTGCCACTGAGGGGAAACGATGCACTGGCAGCCTCCGTAATCATCGGGGAACGTGAAGCGGAAATAGAGCGCGTTGAGGACGTTCAATCCGACAATCTTATCTCCCTTCAGGTTGGGAATCATCTCCACAGAAGAGCAACCCACCTTGAAATAGTCACGGCTTCCTTTCTCGAGGTATCTGCGCACCATGCGAGACTCGAGGATTTCACGCACAGCCTTGCTATTCTCAGCCTTCAGGATTTCGTTGCCCTTCTCATCGTACCCGTCCACATGACAGGCATAGATGCCCTGCCCTATGGTCAGTTGTCGAAGGAACTTCAGACCTGTGTTCAGCACTGAGGTAGAAGCGATGATGTCATCAGCCTTCAGGGGGAACATGTTGTTCTTTCCCCAGCGAACCACTTGATGACCCCCCACTGTCTCACGATTCATGTAGCTCACATCGAATGGTGCGAGGATGTCACGTTTCTTTATGCCCTCAGACCCGTCATTGACGGTGTCTCCGAAGAAGACGGTGGAGTTCAGCATCAGAGGGGTGCCTTTTTCATTGAACAGTATCTCCATCGCTGGTTATTTTGTTAAAAACTACACGGCCGTTGTATTCCACGACGTTAAAGATTCTCACGGGGTGTACGTGGTCTTCCGGCTGCCCTTTGCAGTCGCAAGGGGTGATACCACGTACACGCCACTTCTTGTTGTCCATTCTTCCAGCGCCACCGATGGTGCACTGTGGAAAGAACCTGAGCTTACCACCCGGCTCCACATACTTGACCGCCACCACACGCCGTCTTCCGTCTGGAAGCGTGCGGATATCCATGTCGGCCAGCATTTCGCTTCGTGTAATAGTTGCTTTCATATTATTCAAATGTATCGTCAAACGTATCGTCAAAAATCTCGCTGTCACGCACAGCAACGCGGCTGAATCTCTCCTGCACTTTCTCGCTCACTCGATAGGTGATGTATACAGCCATTGGCTTTTCCTTGGGCTGCTCCACATCGAGGTCGATATCCGTCACCGTCACCAGATCGACGAGCTGCGTCCCATCGACGAGGTACACTTCATCGCTTCTGATGGCATCCTTCACCGAATCGTGTGTCTGCGCATCGATAGCACCCGTGCAGATGGTATGGAAAGTCGTCAAGTCGGTGCTCGTTTTGCGGTAGCGGCGATTGATCCAGGAGAAGGAAGCCTCCAGTTCGCTGGTGCGCTTGTTCACTCCAGTCATCACGATCATTTCAGGAACCCCGAAAAGGTTCTTGAAGAGGAAGGTGGTTTTCTGCTTCTGGTGGCCATGGTCAAACGTACATTTCATGTAGTCTATGATAGTACCGCTGAGCATCAGCTTGAACTCGATGTAGATGAGCTTGTCTGCAGTCACTCCGCAAAGAGCAGCGATGTCTGCAGGGATGTACTGGTGGCAGCACGTCTTGCCAGTAGTCATGCCAGCGTTAGACAGTGCCAACGTGCGGTGAGCGCTGGAACCGTTTGCCTGATAATATGCCACACCTGCCTGCAGCTGCTGTCCCCTGTAGATGTAGGAGAGGAAAAGCACCTGGTCTTCATACACCGTCCGTTCACGGAATCGGTTCAGGAAGTAGTTGTAAGATGAAGGGAAGATACCTGTACGGTTGTTAGCCTGGTAAAACAACTGGCTGCACTCCCCTATCTTGCTTCCCTGCTGGTAGAACTCCAGCTTCAGCGTGGCGAAAGAGTCTATTTCCGTCCAAGGCTGATTAGGGTTGAAGAGTTCGCTCAGTTTCCTTCCCTCCAGATAGCCAGCCATGAGGTCAGACAATCCAGAGATGACCAATTCATGATTAGCGTCAGGGAAGTAGCTTTCGTTGAATGAAGACACCTCAGCGTTGTCAGCATCCAAGACGATGAACTTCACCACAGTTTCCTGCTGTGGGAAATTCCTCACTGTCAAGTCGCCCATGTCCTGACAGAACACGCCTCCAGAAATCAATCCAACGAAAGTCATTTACCAAAGATGTATTGTGCCCCCACGTGTGGAGTCTTGTTATAGAAATCATATCCACCCGACAGCATCCAGTGCTTCACCTTCACACTCCCAATCAGACCATAGGAGTCACGTTGCCCGAAGACTCCCACACCGATATTGAATTTAGACCGCTTGACCGCTGTATAGGTGGGGATGCTCAGGTCATAGGCGAACTGTCTTCCCCAGATGCGGTTCTCGAACACCGTATCGGTCAGCGTGATGGTACCATACTCCTTCAGGATGAGCGTGTCTCGAAAAATGTTTTTCGTGAAATACGCTTGGATGATGGCATCAGAATCGACGTCAGCAATGATGGTGACAGGTTCAGACTCCACCAGCACGGGGTGCGACTGCCACACCGTATCAGTCACGTGCAGCGTGTCCACCCTCATTTCTGCATCGAACTTCGAAAGTCCGTACTGGTAGCCTCCGAAGAAGATGACGGTGGCGATGGCGACAGCCAGACACACCTTCAAGAAAAAATGGTTGTACTCCTTATCCATATTCTTCACTTTTATTGCGTTTTCTTCACTTTTTATCCATTATCCTCATTTTTTCCATTGGTCAGTTCCACACTGTGCTCACCCTTTTGGAATTTCAGATCATACCCAAGTTCTACGGCTCTCATGCCGAAAGCCAAGGTGGGGAAAGCCAGCAGCTCGCCAACAGCTGTCAACACGCTGCCTGAAATCTCGCCCGTTGGAGGAACGAAGAATCCCCCGATGATTAGCCCCGCTGAGATGATGAAGCAGACGATGAACGTCACAACACACAAGCGGCAGTTTTTTTCTTTCACTTTGCACATGTTATACTATGCGTTGATTTATACGGCAAAGATACAAAAACTCCACCTTAAAAAGTTGGGACACACAAACCGCCGACTGTCATCACGACAGCCGGCGGACTTTCGGGTCAGGATCAAAAAAATGTCACTTACCGTTCGTACAACTTCCAGTAGAAGGTTCCTTCCTTTGGAACCCCTTGGAAATTCATTTCAGTCATGCTCATAGAGATGTCTGCCAGCGAAGGCTCACAGCTCTCTCGGAACATATACTTCAGTTCCAGACTTGTTTTGTACTGTACAGCCTCTGAAGGGTTTTGGAGACCCTCACTTGTTGGGCTGAAGGTTTGCTTGACCAAACCCATGAACACGGATTTGTCAGTGCTTGAATTTTCTTCTTTACTCATACTATTCATGTTTTATCAGGGATGAAGGCCTTCAGATAATTCCTGATGCCGTTCAGTCTCTGCATTTTTAAGAAATCCTTTTGAAAATTCTCCTCCTTGGGAGAGAGTTCAACCACCATGCGTGAAACCATATCATCCAGGAAAGCAACGTCTTCCTTGATGCCCTTGCAGTCATCAGCTTGCAGGTCGGCAATGGTTTCAATCATGAATTGGTTTAGAGATACATCTGCCATAAACGTAACAAAATTAAGAATTAGTAGATTGTAGGTAGCGAAATCAGACTGCACAAGATTATTGAAATCGTTCTGAAACATCTTCGAAATGGCGAGTTTCCTCGTCATACTCCAGTAGGCTCTTAACACGGAAGAAACACAGGCGAGCCGTCACGTCTTGGTCTCCTGCCTTTGCATAGAGTGAGATTTGCCCTCTGTCACAGTCCAAATGGGTGTTACCGAAGTGTGCCGTGCTGCCCTTAATCTTGCATTTCTTCAGCAGCTTCTCAAGAGCCTCATACCACAATTCGAAATTGTCCATGTTCTCAAGGAATGCGGATTCGTTCACGTTCTGCATGAAGAGGCACACGGGCTGGAGATACTTCGGACAATTGCTACGTGAGAAGAATCCTTCACATACAATCATGATATACCTCCTTTCTTATCTAAGCCACGGCGACAGAAAGCGGCGATGGCGATGAACAACAACGTAACGAGTAGATCCTTCTGATAGGAGAATACAGCCAGAGTGAGGAACAGGAACATGCACAGTGCGCTGAGCACCTGCAGGTGGGTCACTTGCTCCCCCATCAGCGAGGAGCACAAAGAGTTGGTACTGCGGAGCCATCCGAAGAAGTTCCGCTGCATGGTCACCTCATTAGAGAGGCGACCTGCTTGGATTGTTGTTTGAACTGTTTTCATAACCAGTCATTGTAGTTTAGCATTGGGGCAAGAAAACGGCTGCCCATTCCCGTGTCGCTAAACTACAATGACTGGTTATCGCTTCCGAAGAGCAAAGAGTCATGTGGGAAAGGCAGCCGCCTATATGTGTATGTCTGTCCGCTGTTATGCGGAAAAGAAGTCAGGGCATAAAAAAAAGCCCGACGATTTCGTGGAGCAATTAACCGATGCTCATGCGGAGCGGACTGACCGCCATTGTAGTTTAGCGATGCAAAGATATGCACTTGTTTTCATTCGACAAAGAAAAAAGGCAGAAATTTTCGTTTCTGCCTTCATTTTCTTTATAAATCGTACTGACTTAGCCATTTCTTCTTGCATGCGCTATAGACTTTGGGCGAGAAGAAATAACCTTCTTTTTTCTTATCCTCCATCCATTCTTCTACAGAAATAGGATCGATAGAGGCAAGTTCATCCAGCAACATCGGTTCTTGATAAGGTTTCAGTCTTTTGCCTATTTCCTTCATCAGTCTAGTAGAGAAACCATCCTCTGCTTCATCGTATGCCTTCACAAACCATTTGAAGAGCTCTTCAGGTTCTGCATTCTCCATCCGATAAGGAAGGTCAGTTACAGGACACGCACCATTGATGATACGGATGAGCGCATGGTACTGGTCATCGTCAATCCATCCTTCCTCTTCTTTCAGACGTTCAAGCTTTCTTTCTGCCTGTTCTGGCTCCAGATGGGAATAATCATATTCAGGCCAATAGTCACGGAAGATGTCATTAGCCATTTCCCTCAGTTCTTTAATCCTTTTCTCCTCCTTCGTTAGAGGCTTCTTTGCAGGCTTTTTCCTCGTAGGTTTTGCAGCTGCTATCTTTTCTTCACTAACCTTCTCTTCTTTAGCAACTTCCTTCTTTTCTAATTCTCGTTTATGGTTCATCTTTTCCTGCTCCTGCTGATATTGCCTTTCCCATTCTTCTTTCCAGTCTTTTTCCTGTTGCTCGTGGGCTTTATCCCACAATTCAGCAGCGGCGGATTGCTTCTGAGCTTCCTCTTCTGCATCCACCTTTTTCTTATCGCTTTTCTCCCTGTTCATCATATAGAACACAAGCGCAAAGATGATAGCACCAATGATGATAATATATGTCATATACTATAATGTTTAGATTTTCCTAAAAGCCCCCGATGCTCACGCACCAGAGGCTCACCAAGTTCTTTTACATATATGGTAGCGGTCAGGCACAGAGCATGACGCGCCCAATATTTTCAGCAGCTTTCCTCAGTCCCTCTTCCAAGAGTTTGAGGTTAGCATCTTTAGGAGTTCGCACACCACTGGCGTACTGTCTCAAAACCGACGGACTGATGCCAGAAAGTTTAGCAATTCCCTCGATATTCAGAAAGCTGTAATAACTAAAGAGGGAACCTACATCAAACTTCAGAGCCACATCGATAGGAGGCACAGCATCACCATCCATCTGCTTCAGTTCCTCATAAGAAACATAGAAGTCATCAATGGCTTCACTGGCAGTCTTGCCATATCCAACCAAAAGAGTCTTGCAGACTTGTTCTTCAGCACAACATGAAAAGCTGTGCCCATTGGCTTTTTCTACGAAGGCATTTATATTCATCTCATTTCCGAATTATCAAAAAAGAAGTTCTTTCACGTTGATGATTGGTAACTGGTGCTTGGGGAACGCCCCTCGGATTAACCGAGGAGCGTCTTGAGAATTCTGCGGCAGGTCTTGTTATCGACCTCCTGTGCGTCATGTCTCGGCACCTGAGTCCGAACACCTTGTGGGTTTTCCCACCAATCATGGTTTGCACCATGTCCTACGCAATTGCATTTGCCTTTCCGTAGGATGCGTTTTAACTCGCTACCTTTCATAATGTAAAAGAACTTTTGTCATCCTTTCTGAATGACAATGCAAAGGTAGCGATTTTGCTACAAACAAGCAAATAAAAATGTAACAAATTTGCTACAAATATGAAATTTTTTCATTTTGAGCCATAAAAATGACAAAAACAATGCAAATTTGCACATTTAGCATCGTCTGAAGCTATGCGTTTTGCCGAGGAACAGAGCCATACGGATGTCGGCACCAGCACCCTGCAATTTGGCAATGAAAGCATTGGCAGATCTGCAAGTGGTGCAGATATCGTCGATGACCACTACACGTTTGCCGTTGAAGAACGCTTCATCGAGCAAAACGTTGTCATCGACATCTGAATCACGATGCAGATGCAGTTTGGAGCGTTTGCCGACAACCTGAATGTGCTTGAACCCGTTCAGAGCACCGCACAGCGAGCAGACGATATCAGAGAAGCGCCTGTATCGTCTGACGTTGGTACGTTCGCAGCTTGCAGGTACACAAGCAATGACCGTATCAGTCATGTCGATGCAGGCAAGTGCGTTGACCACCTGATATGCAGCCCAGATGGATGCATAAACCCGACCATCCTTGAAATCGAGGATGTGTCTGGAAACCTCTGACTGCTCAAAGGTAGCACGTTTCATATACCGTTTCGGCAGATAACTATGTAAAGCGAATTTGAGCATAAGGCAGTTTTTTTTAGGCTTGTGCCTGGTTTAACTTTTACACAGCTATCAGAAGAAGGCAGGAAAGCGACCATGCAAGGAATCTTTCCCTTTGAGGATGGAATACCCTGATTGTGGCACAGAATCTGTGGAAGGCTGCCACACTCAAAGCGAAAGATAGCGAAGTGGTACTTGAAAAGGAGCGGCTGTACTTACCTTTGCGGAGTAAAAGAAACGGCACAAGCGAAAAGCTGCCGCAGCAGTCATACCGCTCTCCGCACCGCGGGCTTAATTTGCGAGTTTCGACGCCCCGAAACTCGCAAAGGGGTCAAGATTTTTCAATTGTTAAAGAAACCCAATAAAAAATTAAAGGTCTGAATGTCAAAAAAGTGACTGCCCAAGAGCAATCACTTTTTTGCACTGTCACGGAGTTGACCCTGACGCGCCCTAACCTCGCCCGAACCTTTAATCGCACCAAAAAAGGAAATATGAGTCCTACCCCCTCCCCCCGTCCTTTGCAGTTCTTTCCAATTCATTGCGGATTGGAAAGAAAATCGAGTCCTACAGTGCGAAGCGGTGCGAGTCCTGACTACGAAAAACGGTGCGAGTCTCACGACTGGCACCGCCACAGTTTACAAACTTCAAAATCTATTAATTATGTAGAAAAAGCCTTAAACTCGTGCAGGGACGAAGAACGAGTTGTTCTTCAGCAAGTCCCCGTACTTAGTCCACATCCTCTTGTCCACCACATCGCCAAAGTGCGTAGCCTCCTCAGGCAGCACTGAGTCATTGCGCTCAGCACGTTTGTCCTTCTCGAACTTGCCATCACGTTGTCGTACACGTGTGTTGTTCATCGATATGAGGATGTACTTACACTTGGAAGCGTTGAACCGCTTCAGTGGGAAGCGTGGGTCTGTCTCTGCCAGGACCTGAGACCACAGCAGGAATTTATCATGTTGTGGTGGCTCGATGCCCCTGTGCGTATGCTGCTCCACCCGCCATCCATTCCTCTCCAGTCTGGCGATGGCTATCTGGTTGTATGTCTTGGTGGAGTTCGCACGTCTGGCATCGCCATAGCGGTCACGGTAGAAGTGCACCACCTTGCAAGGATGGAAGCGGTAGTAGTGGCAGAACTTGTCAATGAGTGCATTGATAGGTGTGTCATCCTCATCATCTCGACGCACGAAGAACTCGTTGATGGTATTGTCCACCGTGCGACCGATGACAGTCACCTTATTGACGAAATCGTAATTGGAAGGCTGCGCCACTTCCATAAAAGAGGCGACGCTACCCCAGTCGAAACATATCTCCAGTGCTTCATTAGGGTTGCAGTCGAGGTCATATCGTGAGTCCTGAGCGGCAAGTTTCTGCCACGAGAAATCCGTGTCTTCAGCAAAGTCACGGATGAACGAATCATTCGTGGCATTGTAGTACTTATGCCGTTCATCGATCTTGTAGTAACAGTTATCCACTCTATCGACGACATAGTTCAGGATCTCGATCAGGAACGACAGTCGTTCCATCACCTTATACTGGTTGACGATGTACTGCAGCCCCACATTGGCGATGTTGTCAAAGATGGAAGCCAGCATGAACAGTGTCCCGTCTTTGCTGACGAACGGCATGATGGTGCGTCGAAGCCGGACGCATTCATTCCATATTTCACGGAACAGTGGCATATCATTCTGCATCTTGGCATCGATGAGCTGCAGATAAAGCTTCGCCACCTTGTTCCATGTATCGAACAGTTGCACCCCACGTTCCTCCTCGTAGTACTTGGCAGGTTCGAGCAGCCATTTTTGTTCAGGCTCGTAAGGCATGGAAGAGAGGAACGTGTTGCCATGGTGCTTCCAGAGCGGATGCTTCGACAATCGTCCGAACTTATCCTCATTGCCTCTGTTGGTTGGCGCCACCTCCTGGTCGAACTGCTCTTTGTCCAGCGTCAGCGCCTCGTCGGTGATGTTGTAGTCCGCCGACGGGCCGCGCGAGTTGCCATCTTGTGTGAGGATATACAAGCAGTGGCCATTACTGAAGGTGATGCAGTGCTCAAAAGATAGGATATGTTCGTAGGGTCTGTAGAAACCATCAGGCGGTGTACGACAAACAACGTAATCGCCAGTTTTGCTTTGAGGGTCATAACGCTTATATCCAAGAGTTTCCAGCATTTTGAAGGTAGAGGGAAGCGTTTTCGTCAGTGCCTGGCCGTAGGTAGCCTGTGCCAGTGTGGTCACGCCACGCGGCATCAGACGCACATTCTCGTCCACCTCTGCACCGACGATGTACGATTTACCAGTACCACGGCTCCAGATGATGTACTTATGCCGAGCACGAAGCATTTGGAACATCATCTGAGCGTGGTTGACTGAGATAGTTTCCTCGTAGTAGCTTTCCTCCATGCCGTATCAATATCTTTCCAGCACCAAGAAGTTCTTTCCGTTCCTCGATGCTGCGTTGAATTTGGTATGTCCGATTTCACGGACAAGCTTCTCGCCGTCTTCAGGAGTAAACTTAGGTGACACCGTCAGCGCCACCTTATCGGCAGTGATGGTGATGGTCTCGATGCCCTTTTTGTCCATCAGGAACTTCACAAGAGCCTTGTTTGTTTTACGTAAAAGTGCCATATATCAAGAATTAAAGATTTGTTCGGTTTGTTCGTCAGAGTCCAGCACAGTCATGTATGATTCCCCCACGATTTGCAATTCTGCAGCATCGAGGCCTCTCACCTTATCGAGTGGGATCCTCACCTCTTGTCCTGTACCATTGTTGACTTGGATGTAGAACACATTCTTCTCCATTCGTCTTGGATCCTCCACCATGGCAGGCTTCTCTCCGATCATCTCACGCAGCACCTTCTTTGCAGCGTTCCAGTTCTTCAGATCGCCCTTCAGCCTGCACTCACGGATGAGTGCCAGCTGGTCTTTCAGCATCCACGTGAAATGCAGATCCCAGTCGAAGGTGTGTTCGCTCTTAAACAGTTCCTTCGCATGGGCGATATCCTTTCTGAGCTGAGTTTTAGAGAGATTATATTTCGCATGCATCAGTTTGAGGACGTGTGTCTCATCAGGATATTCGTCGATGAGTCTTGCCGCACACACCACACGTTTGAACTCCTCTTCCAATTTGGCAGGAAGTGGATTCTTTTCAGGGTCGATGATGTATGCCAGGATAGCATCAGACTGCACATCAGAAAGCGGAACGATACCTTTAGCCATATCAGAACTTATCCATGCTATATAGTTGCCTTTCAAGGAACCTCAACAGTTCAGCCTGTGCAGGGTTGCTCCCGTTCCGTGCAGCCTTGATGATGCTTTCCCTTGTCTCCAGCATCTGCTGCATCATGCCAGAGAGGTAAGCTTGTCTTGCTGGTGTGCCAGGAGTGCAGACCTCGTCGACGAAGTCCACCTCATCCACCTCCAGCGCACTGGCGATCACACGTGACGTCATGGTGCGGTACGCTAGATCCTTCACGCGTTCAAGTTGTTCCTTGGTTAAATTCATACTCCAGTATTTTTAGATCAAAATTAAAAACGTCCTCGTCAGTGTGGATGATGCCACGCTCCAGCTTCGGGTTTCTCGTGGCATTCTGCGAACCAATCACTGTGATTTTCCACTCGTCGTTATAGACCAGTGCCACCTTAGCGTGAATGGCACGGCATCGGTAGCAATTCGGGAAGCTTCGAGCCAGAACATCAAAAGGTTTAGGCGACATCGATTTCACCCTGTTATCGATGATGAAGCGGATATCCAGGATCTCGCCGCTCTCCACCTTCCTATGCAGCACGTTCACGGAATCCTCTGCAATAGAATAGGACGTCAGCAGCACATGAGCCGGTCCCGTCTGTTTGAGCAGATAAGTCACCAATTGGATGAGGTTGAAAGCTCCGTCACTATAGAAGTGTTTGGTGCTTCCGTGCTCCACTCGTCCGAGGCTCCGAGGATGAAGCAGCACCTTGGCCACCTCATCCACCTTGGCGACATTATCGACGTCTGCATACTTGACCCCATCCACCGACACACCCTCTACGTTGGATGTGTCGGTGTGTGCGAGGTCACCTAATGCGAGGCTAATCATGCTTTACGTGCAATCGCATATTGCAACGCCTCTACCTCTTTCTCCAGCTGAGCGATTTCCGTCTCATACTTTACACGTTTCGGGCAGTCCGGCAGAGGATTAGGAGCAGCTGCTTTCGTCTCCTGTTGGAACTCCAGCAAATTCTTCTTACGGAGAATCTTCGTCTTGGCAGATTTCAGTCGCTTTTGAAGTTCCTCTTTGGAGAGGGCATCCAACTCATCTGAAGCACCACCTTTTTCTCCATCTCCTTCATCATCATCACTCTCCTCTTTTTCCTTCAGCACTTCATCCAACTCCTCATGAGAGATTTCCTTCTTGTTTTCGAGATAGTCTTTGATGAGCGGGTAAAGCTTCTCCATCTGAGAGGTGCAGGAATCGATGGTGTCCGAGAGTTTGCGCCTTGCGGTCACATTCTCATCGTCGTTGGTTTCAGGAACCTGTGCCATCTCTCGATGCGCCCTTTCTCTGGAGCGGTACAATTGAGCATACATGATGATGGTTCTGCTTGTGCCAGTCGGTGCTGCAGAAGACACTTCAAACTTCTGAGCCAATTCATCGATAGACAAAGCCACCTCATCCTCCTGCTTCAGAACCACAGGCTGCTTGCCCTGGATCACTCCGAGGTCAGCATCCGTGTCCTCAGGCTCTTTTCCGATGAACTGGATGTAGAGGTTGATGTTTTCCTTCAGGTGCATAAGAGTCGTTTCAGACTCCCCAATTGTTTCAAGCCGACGCACCACACCTGGCTTGAAGCCCGACTTTTTCAGGATGGCAAGACCTTCCATGAAGTCCTGCTTCCCATTCAGCCAGTCGATGGCTGCTTGTCTGTACTGAGCTGTCAACATACGCGATAAATTTAATGCATCGCAAAATTACTGCGAAAAACGGTGCGAGAATAGGACAGAAAAGAAAGCGCCCACAGACATTAATATCTGCGGGCACTCTCCCAAATTAAATCTAATAATACTTATGAGTAAAGAAAGTTATCTTCCTCCTTGCTGTGCTACCTGCTACGCTGCCGGAGCAGGAGTCAGGATGTTCACCTTGTCGCCCGTGTACACGAGGTTGCGTGGGCAAGAATACGTGAATCGGAGTGGCACACCGTTTCGGTCGGTCGGAGTGGTACCAGTCGTGGAAGCGTCTGCAGCCACCTTCAGAGCAGCATTGTTCTTGTCGCCCATCAGGTAACTGATGCCGTTCTTGTCGGTCACGATGAAGAACAGTTTGCGTCCACGGGTCGCATTCTGGAATCCAAGGATGAGCTTAGATATTTTAGCACGGATGATGTCCAGCTGATACAGCACAGACTCACCGCCAACCTCTCCCTGATCTGTCATGGTGAACACACCCGTCTGGTCAGTGTAGCGAAGCTTGAAGGCGCTCTTGCCTTGCTTCATCACAACATTACCGTTCCATGCACCAGCTGTCTCAAAATCCATAGGTGCATTTTCGGTACCAGATGGAAGTTCTGGCCATGTAGCCACATCATCCCAGTAGCCGTAGATGATTTCATCGACGATGCCAGCAAGATTGTCAAACTCGGCGCATGCCACATTGGCATCGATGTTGGCAAGATTAACACATTGTCCCATAATCTTCAAGTTTTAGAGTTTAACCTTTCGTGTAGGTCTTTGAAGCGACCTCAGAATTAGTCATACCCTCCTTCACTGCGATAGCCTTGATGGTGGTTGTTGCGGAGAGGGTAATCTTGTTGGTAGAGTCATACGCCGTAGAAGAAGACGTTGGAGTAGAGCCGTCAGTAGTGTAGTAGATGGAAGCGCCAGCGGTTTCGCAAGCGAGTTCCACTACCTGCGATTCACCTTCACCCCAAGCAGCTGGAGAGAAAGTAGGAGTGGCCACAGTCTCTGGAGTCACCTCAGGAACAATAGGCTTGTTGTTGCAGAGGAACAGAGATTTGTCGAACGTAGCGAACTGGAAGCCCAGAACATACTTACCTGCAGCGGTGTACAGATAAGGATTGCCGCTGTTGAACGGCTTGATGGTGTTCATGTCGCTTTCCTTATCGTAGCCGTAGAACTGGTTCTCCTTGATGGTGATCCATACGAACTGAGAACCTTCAGGCATGCCTGACATACGGACGAGCTTACACTTGTGGTTGGTGTTGCGGAGGAACTGCTGTCCTGCAGTCTCAGCACCAGAGCCAGTGACGAGAACGCCCTGAGCGTCCAACCAGTCATCGTACATCTCACCGAGATCGATGCTGATGTGCATCTGCACAACATACTTCTTCATCGTCTGAGGGATGGCACGATACATCTTCAGCAGCTCAGTACCGATGTTGGCTTTAGTCAAAGTAGCCATACCGGTATAGAGGTTGCCCTTAACTTCAGAGATATCTCCAGCTGTGATACCTTTCTGGATGATAGTCAGAGGACCGTCGAAGGAATCAGCGAGAGAAGTCTTTGCACTGTCAGCATCGTATGCTGCAATCAGGATGACATCGTGCAGTTCCTTGGAAGCTGACTTGATGCCGTAGTTGTTCAGCCACACCTCGAAAGGATGAGAGTTGGGGTCGAGACCACCCTTGACCTCTGTGATGTAGGCACGACGATAACGCTCAGGTTCGTCAGACATTTCCATCACACAAGGATAGACCACCAATGTGCGAGGAACGATCTTACCAGCTTCAAGCTGTCCGAGGAATTGACCCGTGTACTTGTGGCTGATCTTACCGAGGGTTGTACGACCGAGCGTGATAGAATCCTTCACACCAGGCATTGGGGTGAAATGCTGCAGGATGTCACCAGCCTGTTCTGCATCGAGGGTCACGAGAAGATCCTGATGCTCTCTTACCGCTTGAAGGACGGCGGTAATGTCGATAGGAGTTGTATAATCCATAACGCAATCTAATTAAAAGGTTGATCACTTCTTTGGGTGGTAGAGGTTACGAGCCTCTGCGTTGATGCCATCCTTGGCAGACTCGTCGATAGCCCCCTGCTTGGAATCCGAAACACCTTCAGGAGCCTTGTTGCCGGCTGGAGCCTGCACAGGGAAGCGGGCGACAAGGTTGGCAAGAGCCAGCACCTTGTTCTTCAGACCGTCCATCTGCTTGATGTTGTCCGATACTCCGTCAAGGATACCCTCAACGTCTTTCACAATCTGCTCATTGGCTTTACCAGCGGCAAGAGCATTCTCGATTGACTGGAGCTGATCGTCCGTGAGTGTCACGTCCTTCGGCTCGTCAAACACAGCATTGTCAGCAACAGCCAGCAATGCAATCAAGTTAACGAATAATTTTTTCATACTGAATTGTTTATGGCTATTAGTAGCAGTTGTTCCTTCACCTTCAGCAGCAGCACCTTCAGAGGCGTTCGCTGCAGGATCCTCTGGTTCATCCTTTTTCTCAGGATGCAAGAGGTTCTTGATGCCGTCAAGAATCTGACTGACCATAGACTTTTCCTCCTTTGGTTCCTCGAAGTGAGGAACAGGGAGGTTCATGGAAGCGCAGTTCATGGCTACGAGGTTCTGAGCATCCTTCGTCATTCTGTTGATGCCAGGGATCACTTTATCGACGAAGCCCCATTCCTTGGTTTCGTCAGCAGTCATCCATCGTTCCTCAGCCATCAGCTGCAGCACATCATCCAGCGTCTTCCCTTCAGGAATGCGGTCAGCATACTTCTTGGCTATGGTCAGGTTGATGGCTTCCTGACTCTTCTTCATACTCTCCAGCCTCTTGATGGTGGCATCGATGTCCTCAATCTTCATTGACTTGTAGATGGCCACGAGGTTAGAGCACTGGTGAACGAGGAAGAGTGCGTCTTCAGCAATTTCTATGCTCTTAGCTCCGAATGCCATCCATGTGGCAGAGGAAGCGCAGCAGCCGATGAAGCGAACGACCACATCTCCATGCTCCTCAAAAAGCTTAGAGATGGCTAGTCCTTCATTGACATTGCCGCCATAAGAGTTCACGATGCAAAGTACCGGCTCTCCCTTATGCTTGTTCAGCATATACTGAACTGTGGAGCGAAGCCAGCCCCAGTCATCCAGTACTCCATTGATGTTGATAACTTTTCTTTCCATACATTTATATATTATATGTATGGCAAAGATAGGGTTAGTATCAAAAAATACAGATAGACAAAAAGTGCCCCATTCTGTACTTTTGGGGCACTTTTTGGGGCACTTGTTGGACAACTTATTGAGGCAGGCACCTGACTCTATTCGATGACGAATTCCATCGCCACCTCTTCTGAAGGCGAAGGTTCCTGAGCGGCGAAGGTGAAGTTGTTGCCATTCATACCAGCAGGATTGGTTCCTGAAACTCGATGCGAATAGAAATGCAGTGGACTCAACCTGGTACCAGACAAGCGGCACGTTCCATTCCTGTCCTTATGAAGCACCAGCCATTCCCCACGTTCCAGTTCCTGGCGAAGCTTCGGGTCTGCATCACTTCGTGGTATCACACCTTGGATGGTCACATCGTAAGTGCCTCCACTGTCTTCAGCTTTCTGCACCTCTTCAAATGAATAGCTGTGATCATTCACGACTGGCAGTTCGATGACATCATCTATGGAAGTCAGCGAAACGTTGCGAACACCTGTAGAATAATTCTGCTTGATACGATTGAAAGCAGCAACTGGGATGGCGAGAATGACCGCCAATCCACCGACTTGATCTAATTTAAACGAGATTCTTTTCATAGTTCTTTTTCCCTTTTTCGGTGATTGTCCCATTATTGGACATCTGCACCAAAACAAATTGGGTGTTTTTAACAAAATTTAATGTATTTACGTTCATTTTTGGCAAATGTTTGTCACGTTGCCACATTTTACGGATGGCATCCATTGACCAGTCCTCTTCTGTCATGTTGAAGGTTTTATAGAAGAGTCTGATGCATTCATTCAGATTACCGATGTACATATAGGTGGCAGAGAGGAAGGTCTTGCACAGTGTCTCGCATCGGATTTCCAGGGCACGGCACAGTTCATGTTCATCGGTCAGTGACAGTGCCCATCCGTAACGATAGAACTGAGCTGCTGAAATCTCGAAGGGGATCCTTACCTTACCAGCCACCTGTGCATCAATTCTGTTGTCATATCGGTGCAGTGGCTTTGCTAGACGTCCTCTGATAAAGGTGTTCAGCTCCCTGTCTCCAGACAAGTTGACCAGTTCGCTCCATTGCTTATCCCAGACCCTGAAGTTATTCAACAGGTATTTCTTCACGTAGGGTTTTACGTGAATCCAGACCACATACCGTTCTTTCTGCTTACTCATATAGATTTAGTGTTTAAAAATATTCTTGTCGTTTTATCGACCAACCGACCAACCGACCAACCAAGGCATATAATTGCGTACATATCAGCATATTAGGCAAATACACAAGTAACCAACAGGATGACCAACCGACCAACTGGCGGTGAAAATTCTTTTCACGGGGCAAAGGTAGCAAATATTCTTGACACCACCAAATTCCAACCGCATCCAACCAACCAACCGCATTTCCAACCAACCACAACCAACTGAAACCAACCACAAAACACTATATAAATTACTAAATATCACATATATACGTTATATTTTTCGTTATTGAAAAAAATTCGCGGTTGGTTGGTTGGTCGGTTGGTCGCTGTTTTGTGAAAAATATTTTTCGAGTTGAAGCTAACACTTGGTCTTTTTCCATGAAGGGGTATTCGGGGAAATGGAAGGCGCCGGATTAGACCAACGAACAAAAAGAAGAGAAGTATCTTCACAGACACCTCTCTCCCCATTGATCTAATTATGGCTTACAAAAAATCCTCTAGAATGGAAGTTTCCCCTGCTCCTCGTTTGCATCAGGAGCCGTTTCCTCTTTGACCTCGCGTTCGAGGTCGATGCCGTACATGGCAGCAATGACATCATAATTGAGCACCACTGCGGATGTCTGCTTCGTCTTGTCCACGATCTGACGAGTGACAGTCATATTGGGCTTCGTGCCTTGTGGCTGATCCATGATGTCAGAGATGGCCACTTCTGCGGTCTCCTTCCATTTGAACTTCCAGTTTCCCACAGCACCAATCCATGCTTTGTTTGATGTCAGGTTGGTCGTAAGAGTCTGGAGTGTCAACGGATGGTTGGCAGAACCGAGTTTCTTCTGATATTTGTTGTGGATGTTGGTCAAGTTGAAATACACCACAGCACTGTCGTTCTTCGGAGGAACCCATGTCTGGCCACCTTTGAGCGTGACCTTCTGACCGCGCTTGATGACGAAGTCGCGTCCCTCTCTGATGTCCCCATCGTCGAGCATGGATGAGAAGATGGCGAAGAACGTGGCGATCTTGTCGCTTCCCATAAGCATTTGCACCTGCCATTTCACCTTTTCCACGGCAAGTTTGAAAAAATCGTCGTAAGTGAAAGGGAGTTGCATCTGTGGCGCATAGAGTGTGAGCAGCTTGACGGTAGAGGCAAACATTGACACGGTGGTGATGACTCGTGCCTGGTCTCCGTTGGGGTCACTGGTTTGCTCGACAGCGTTCTGGATGTCCCTCTCAGTCTGCTTCAGCAAGTCTGCGAAATACTTACGGAAGAGCGGACGAAGCTTCAGAAGTTCGAGCAGCAAGTATGAGAGTCCGTCCTTCTCAGCATCCTTCAGTTCTTGGAAGATGAGTTGTGCGTGTTCGTCGAAGTGTTCGCGCTTAGGAACGTTGCATAGCACCACACGGTTCGCCAGTGCGTTGTCATCCTTCTGCGGTGACTCCTGCCCTAAGAGGACAACAGGCGCATAGACTTTCGACACAGCGATGTTGTTGCTGGTTGCATCCTTGCGCTTCGTCTTTCCGTCACCGTCGTAGGTCACGGACTTCAGCCCCTGGAACTTGTTGTCGGAAATCTTCTCGTCGTTGTACTCCTCCATCACCTGCGGCACATCGCGGAACCTCTCCAGTGTAGAGAAGAAGGCAGCATCAGAGCCGAAATTGAGGTTGAACGAAGGCGCCTCCGGCTTGACGAAGAGCGAACGGATGGAAATGGCGATCTGAGTTTTTCCTGACATTGTCGGTCCCAGGAAGAAGATGGAGGTGAACAGTCTGCGTATGGGGTGGATGTCAGAGCGGAAAGCGCACATGATGGCGAAGATGGTAGCCCATTTCCCGTTGTCGTTCACGTTGTACACCTCGTTCATCAGCCTTGCCCAGTGCTCGAAGGTGATGCGTTTATTGACCGGCGTATCGGTATAGACAAACCATTTATCCTGCTCATTGTCATCATCCCCGTCGCGCATCTTCTTGTTCACCTTCGAGAAGGAGGGAGAGTACAGGTTGATGTCCTCGTGCTTCATGAGTCCAAGTTCATCAGCATACTCCAGCTTATACTCTCCCTCCACCTCGTGGTAGATGGCGTTAGCGAACAGCCAACATCCTTCCTTCTGCTGCCCATAGACCTTGATTTCGTTGCACTTCGGGAACTTGTGCGACATATATGTCCAGATACGGCTCCAGTCCTGGGAAGTACCGTTCTCGAAGTTGTAGCCACCTTCATTGATCAGGGACTCCACCACTGTCCTGAGGTTGGCAAACGTCTTAGATGGCCATGCAATGTAAGTCGGTTTTTCGACCATGGAATTAAGCCGGCAAACGCGAAGGTTTTCCTCGGATCTGTCGCTGTAGATATGGAAGAGCGGTTCGAGGAAGAAGTCACCCACACGGTGAAGGCT